ATAATCATCACGGAATAATACTTCTCTATCAATTTGTTCTTTCATTTCAAAATATGTCATCTCACCTTTTGACTTGCACAGTCGGAGGATTTCTCTTTTGAATCTATCTTTACCTTTGTTTTCTACTAAAAGTTTTACTTCTTCATTAGATCCAAAATAATCTCGCCAGTTAGATTCAGTCTTTTTAGTTCTGCGTCTTTTCTGGCCTTTAAGTGGCGGAAGTTTTCTTGTAGACCATAAGTGTTTCTTGCCTACATATTTTTTATTATTACTTAAATCTGTAATTAAATAAACAAATCCGGCGAAGCTTTCTATATTATGCTCCGCCGGATTAAATTCTATTTCATTATATAACCACATTATTTTCTTCTTTAATTGTTACTACAATATTTATAATATGCTACTGGTCTGAATCTAGATCATCAATTATATCTGCGTTTGTCTCTTCTCCACATATAGGACAGAATTCTGGTTCTTGTGAAGAAGAAACCTGTACTTCCTCTTCACAAAAATAGCACTCAATATAATAATGCTTCAATATTTTCTCCTTAAAAATCTACCTCACATGCACCACCTGCACACGCTGCTGCTCCCATTGTATCTACATCAGTGTAACGTTTTTCTGTTAAATCTTCTACCCAATCAATTGGTTTAAAGTTTTTATTAATTTTGTTCCACTTATGTAGCAAATACGAATCTTTTAAGCAATATTCAGCTTGTTTAGTATCACCATCAAGATAGTTTTCTGCGAAATTATTAAATCGTCTTACCCAATCTCGTTTCATTGCGTTTTCTGCACTGTCCAACGTCAAATCATCTCCAAAACCATGAGCTGTTGAACACGCATTCCACAAATTATCAAACGCATTCAAAGCATCTACAACTAAACCAGAAGCAAATATTGCTGCTGTACCATATTTATCAACCATTTCTTCAGCACTAATCACACCAGTGTTTGGAGCTTGATTAAAGTCTTTATCACCCATAGAAGATAAGAATGAGATACCTGCAAATGAATGACGATTTTCAAATACGTAACGTTCTACTTCATCCCAATCTTCTACAATAATAGTATTTGAAACGTTGTGACGGACACCTTTATCGGCACATAACTTTTCATTAGTACCAGCATTTACCCAATGTTTTTGAGCTAGTTTAACTTTTTCTAAATGGTCGACACCAATCAAATCATCTTTAAAAATAGAACCTTTTTTTGGTACAATTGGGAAAGAAATTACCACATCAGTACCACCAGCAGACCATACTGATTCTTCAACCATGTGTGGATTGATGCGTTGAATTGCCTGAGTTACTTCTGATTCTTTATTCATTTGTACATTACGAATATACATACTAGAATGCTCAGCATGAATACCAGAGCCAGTTTGTAATAGTACCGACGCGTTGCCTGACGGTTTAACGCACGTTGTTCTAGCCGCTGGGTTAATTCCGATAGCTTTTGCCACTTCTTTATTTGTTTGTTTGACAATCTCTGCACCTTCTTCAAGAATTTCTGGATCAAATAAAATGTCTGGATTGTTCATCCATCCTGTAATAGAAGCACCAATCAAAGCTTCTCTATCAAAAATGTCTTTTGCAGTTTCACCTAAAAATTTGAAATCTGTATATCCAGCCTGCAGTGTTCCAAGAATAGAAGCAGCTCTACAAGCTGTAAAGAAATCTTCTTTTGTAGTACACATTCCACCATTGATTTCAGTAAGGTTACAACCTTGCCAACCTGAATTACCATTGATTTGTGGGAACATTCCAATTTCAACACATGGGTTTGTTGTATGTTCACGTGACTCAACAAATACAAAGCCAGGCTCACCAAATTCTTTTACTGATTTCATAATGGTACCAAACTCTTCAGGTGTTGTTTCATCTCTTACGATAACAGCTGAATTGTTTGATCTACCACGTTGTGGATTATCAATAAACCAATTTCCTGTCTTAGCTTTCATCATTTCTTCATCGTCAGGTGAGAATAAGCAAATCGTGGCTGAACGACGAACACCACCTGATAACACAGCATCAGCAGTGTGCATTACAATATCATACACTTGAATAGGTCTTAATTCCACAGGTTGTTTTTGGTCAATTACAAGTGCTTGTAGTAAATGTTCAATTTTATCAAGAGCAAGACGTAAACCATCTGGGCCAGGTGCTTTAAATCCACCTGAAATTTTAGCACCTTTAGGACGAATTTGTGAAAGATCAAAATAAATTCTACGGCCTGCATAGTCTGGATGTTTTCCACCATCCATGAAATATGATGACATTAGTACATCTACTGCAGTTGCCCATCCTTCAATAGAATCTTCAACAACATGTGTTTTAGGTTGTTTAGTTCTAGCTTGAATTTTTGGCAGTTTAGCAATGTGGTGGTTTTGTACTGAGAAGCCTGCTCCAGCACCACATAGAAGAATATAGAAAATTTCACCAAAAAAAGCTGCACGATCAGCATAGGATGATGTGCAGTTATACATTCTCATTTGGTGTTTGAGGATTTGTTCTCCTCCAAATTGCAAAGCTCGCTGAGCACCTAAAACTCTTTGTTCTTTATAAGCTGTTCTTGCTTCCTCGATGAAAGGTTGGATTTGATTTAACTTATCGTTATAAAATCCTTCGTGCATACTCATTACACGATCAACTGCTTCATCCCAAGTTTCGTATCTATTTTTTTCGTCGTTCCATCTTGAATAGCTGTCAAAAAACTTTGTTTCAGACAAAAGTTTCCTAGTGTCAACAGATGCTGTTGCCATTCTCATATCCTCTTCTTAAATGATTTTTTCTTTACATGTAGTATTATATATTAAAACGCGTGTTTGTAAATATACCACATATGGTATTGTTACAACTTTTTTTCAACAATTTATTGATTTTTTTCAGATTTTTCTTTAGGCTCTTCAGGAGCCAAGGCTTCCTCGTAGTAACCAATAATGGCTTGTTGGTCTTTAACGTATCTACGCAATTCTGCAATTCCAAGAGCAAGGTTTTCGTATCCTTTTGGCGTGATAGCAAACATAACTACATTACCGGTTTTAGAATCAATCTCTGCTATTTTTTCTTCTATATTATCTTCTGTTATGACAAACCAGTCAACAGGCGGAAACTGTACCGCTTTTGGTCTTTCTTGGATAGGAATGTTCTGTTTCTGATATTCAGTTTGTAGAACTACTTCCGTCTCCGGCATTCTCCCCCCGCACGCCGTCAGTAGGAACGGGATCGTCAGAAGGAGGGGTAGTTTCAGATTCGATACGATTGATGAGTTTTTCAACCGCTGCGTTAACTCGGTCTTCAAGTCCTTGCGCATTTGTTAATGCCTCCATAGTCAAGTCAATTTTTGCAAATACACCTCTTAATTTGTCAAGGTGCTCTTGTGATTGTTGTAATCTTTTAGTCAGTTCTCTATTGAGCTCTGCATTTTTTTCCATGTCTGCAGCCATAGAGTTTACAGTGTTTTGTAACGTTTCTGCAGCAGTTTTAAGTTTAACGTTATTTTCTCTTAATGTTCCTATTGTTTCCTGTGACCACATATAGTATGAATAACCAGCATATCCAACACTACTAAAAAGTCCAAGTAATAATAGAATTAAGTATAACCTAGCCATTGTCTTCCATATGCTTTCTAAATCTTTTTAACAGCACCATCTCTTTCTTACGACGACGGTCTGTTACGTTTTTAGCTTTAAATCTTGGCCCCATTGCTGTATCAGCAGGATTAGGAATAGAACCAGTACTTGCACCTGAAGGAACATCTTCAATGTTTAATGTTTTTGGATAATTTTTATCTCCAGGTTTTAGCCTTGGCTTACCTGCAGCTCTACGTTTTCTAATGTTATCCCATAAACTCATTTTGTTATTTCTCCAGCTGTAACGTATATTTTTTGATTTGAACGAATATGTACTGCTTCATATATATCTAGGCCAAAAACTTCCCCAACTGGGTAAGAATTATCAAAAAATTTAACTTGATCTTTTGGTTGTACCAGTTGTTCAAATGTGGTGTTTAATACCTTTTCAGCCTTCACTCGATACACACCGGGTGACATTCTTTTATCTTCAAGGATAAACCACTGATTATCTTCTAATAATAAATCAAGTAAATCAATTTGGCATTCATTTAAAATCTTTTTTAACTGGTCGTCAGATAGACCATTTGATTCTTTAATAAGATATAAAGCTGATGCAAGCGATGTAAGTTTGTTCTGACCAACTAGACGTTTGACGTTTGCTGCAAGTCGGATGAATGGAGTGTATGCAGACTTTTTTTCGTCATTATCTAATTTAACAGAACGATCTCTTTTACCGCTATCATTTATAATACCTAGCTTATAAGCATCCCAATTTTTCCAGTCCATGACAAGCATGCGGAGAAATCTAAATGTAAATGCTAGGTCAGCAGCTCTTT